GTTTGAGTCCGCCCAAGAAGAAGCCTGTGTATGTGGGCCTTGACGCTAACTCGTTCGCCAGGGCCAGGGATATCACGTAGTCGTCATGTCCCGTCTTGGCCTCCATCTTGAGTACCTTACTTGGGGTTAGCTCGTACTGAAAGTTCCTTAGCTCGTCTACTAGCTCCCTCACAAACGGTATGGCTATAGAGTGCTCGTTTAAGGCCCTCACTAGCCCATGTGTCAGATCATACTTGGCTGCGCTGCTAGAGATGCTGTAACCCTCAGCATTGATATCGCGTAAGTCCTCAACCACGGACTCTCCAAGGGTCGTACTATCAAAGAGTGTTCTAGCTCTGTTATACTGTCGGTAGTTATCCCGTATAGTGGCCTTATATGCTGCATACCCAAGCTGTCTCTGCCTGTTGTGCCTGACTTGTACGGCAAGTAACTCGCTGGTTGTATCAAGTATCGTGGATACAAAGTAATCTCTTCGGTTAGCCAGGTCAACCCCCTGCACGTACTGTCCATTTCTACGCGGTTTAGCGGGGTATAGTATGCTGCCATACTGGTTGACATATGGATAATTCTCATAGGCCCACTTGATGTCCCTTGGGTCGAATACTGCTAACTCATTACCCACTGACTCCGCCATGTACTCTGTGCGCCATAGGATAGAGTCTTCACCGTACCTCTGCTTAATGCTATCAAGTAACTCCTTGTTAGCATAAGGGTTGTCATAGCTTGTGAAATGTAAGTACCGCCCATCTTCTACCGTCTTGCTACGCTGTACTGCATCGTCGAACTCTCCCTCACCAAATGGGGTCGAGATACGTATGATGCCAGTGTGCTCCATTCCAGAGGTGACAGCAAACATAGGCTCGATGGTGCTTGCATGGATGCCTTCCTTGAAGTATGCCGACTCATCCTCTATCAAGAGGTGTACAGGCTTGCCGCGTAGGTACTTAGGAGAGTTCGCACCCCTCCCATGCAGGTGTGAGCCATTTATCAGTTCTAAGTGTGGAAAAGGAAAGTCCACTGGCTTGCGCTTCAATAGAACACGCAACACTCCACTCTCGAACTGACGTGTGGCCTCGTCGTAAATAATCCTGGCCTGATCTAGTGAGGGAGCTACCACGTAGACCTTGCTGTTAGGATAAGTCACCATGTACCAGCAGATCAACCACGCCAAGCCTACCGACTTCCCTAACTGCCTGCCTGCCTCTACTAGTAGCTCAATGAACTTGTTCGCGTTAGCAAAGGCCCTGATTATGTCTATCTGTGCTTGATGAGGTACTACATGTGTGCCATCTGGATGTGTACAGAAGGCTGTGATAAAGTCTATGGGGTCTCGTATATCCTGCGGTCTCAGCTTCTTCCCACTCACTATGTTCGGGTCTCCGAGTCATGAGACATGAAACGCCCTACCCAAGTCGTTAGGCGATACGGTAGACGGGTCTTTAGCTAGTTCCCCTAAAGGGCCTGCCGCATTGGCTGCTAGTAAGTACCTGGTCACAAAGTCAGAGCAGTCCCACTCACCGACTGGTTGCTTGAGTACTACATGCCATCCGATGAACTTAGCGGCATCCATGATAATGTCTTTCCAGCTATACTCGTGCGTTCGGTGGTCTTTTACTGCCTCGGCCCACTGTACTTCAGCCCAACTTAAGCCCTTAGCTAGTTCTCCTTTGGGGGCTACAAACATTTTGTAGCGGTTGGGGTCAGGCTTGTACCTGGTGAGTCCGTTACCATGCTCCCCTAAGAATGTTCCATCACCCATGTCTATTTCTGTGTGGCAGAACGGGCCGTGTGTGAAGTCCATAATGAGCTTCTCGAAAACATCATTGGTACTTCCGTAGAAGAGTACAAAGTCGCCCCTCATCTTCTCACTCCTGCCTTTTTATGTAGATCGTCTAACATAGCTATAAGTTGAAGTACTAAACCGTATGCCCTTGCTAATTGGTCGCCACTCAACTCTCCGTTCTCTCCATGAAAGTCCAGTACCTCTAACAACTCTTCTCACTTAATACCCCCATACCGTAGGCTAATAGCCCGTTTCAACTATGAATTGGAACTGCGCTATGTTGCCGCCTGGCACTGTGACTGACCAAAGCTCCCTTATACTACCTGTACCCTTGGTGTTGTAAGCCGCCTGATACTGTCCACTACCCAAATTAGTTATCCCTGTACCCAAAGCTAAACTAGCTGTTGTGCCGTCTGGGTAGTTCACCACTAAGGTAACGGGAGTAGCATTACTGACCAACGTGTTATTCACGTCGGTTAGGGTGATCGTACTGAGTATACTTGTGAATGGTGTTGGCATGATATCGCTATGTGTGGCATAATACCGACTACTTGCTTTGGGACTGCTAGTTAAGGCAGAAAGGAATGTCCATATACTTGCTGTCAAGCGGCTTGTTACTACCTCGGTTGCAAACGCTGGAGGTCCTGCCTGAATACCACCTAATACAAATCTGAGTATGCAGTCATCTAGCCTGCCAACCTTAAACCTGAGCGTGCAGTCTCTTAATAGGTTAGCAGAACGTAACCTTAGTCTTAGACCAACATCCTTTAGAGACCCTAAACGTAATCTTAAGGCGGCGTCCTTGAGTTTACCAACGTTAAAGCGTAGGGATAAGTCTTTGAGTTGGTCTGCACTATGAAGCCTAAATCTGAGGGCCGCGTCTTTGAGCTTACCTAACCTTAGTCTGAGTACACTATCACGTAAGCCGCCCAGACGTAACCTTAAGATCGTGTCTCTAAGCTGATCTGCCGAACGTAATCTGAACCTGAACGATAAGTCCTTGAACGTCTGAGCAGTAGTCAGGAGAAAGCGTAGGCTTACGTCCTTTAGCTTACCAAGCCTCAACCTGAGTGCCAAGTCACGTAGCTGGTCAGCAGACCTTAATCTTAGCCTTAGAGTTACATCCTTAAGTACCCCTAGTCGAAGCCTAAGTGATAGGTTTCTAAGGCTACCTAGAAGCAGCCTGAGAGATACGTCTTTAAGCTGATCTGCCGACTTGAGTCTAAACCTTAAGGTAGCATCTTTGAGCTTACCTAAGATAAGTCGGAGTACGCTATCACGTAAGCTACCTAGACGTAACCTGAGTGCTAAGCCCCTTAACTGATCTACTGAACGTAACCTAAGTCTTAGGGCAGTATCTTTGAGAACCCCCAGACTGAGCCTTAGTGTAACGTCTTTGAGTTTACCAAGACGCAAACGTAGAGCCAGGTCTTTAAGTTGGTCTGCACTCTTGAGACGAAGCCTAAGAGCCGCATCCTTTAGTATCCCTAATCGTAGTCTGAGAGGGAGGTCTTCGAGCTTACCTAAACCTAATCTAAGAGCTACGTTTTTGAGTTGATCGGTAGACCTGAGCCTAAACCTTAAGGCTACATCTTTGAGTATACCTAATCTTAATCGAAGTGCAGAGTCCTTCAGATAGCCAAGTCGCAGTCTGAGTACTACGCCTTTTAACTGGTCTGCACTCTTAAGTCTAAATCTAAGGACTACATCTTTAAGTATGCCTAGACGTAATCTGAGTACCGTGTCTTTGGGCAGTCCAAGACGCAAACGTAGAGCCAGGTCTTTAAGGTTGGTAGCACCAGCACTTAGGATAAATCTTAGACCTACATCTTGGAGCTTGCCTAATCTCAGACGTAGTAGTGCATCCTTGACTATACCTAAGCTTAGACGTAGTGCTGTGTCTTGACTACGTACCGCCGCTAACCAATGAGTGAACATCTGCTGCGGGGTTAATACGTAGTTGTAAACTGCTACTTCGTCCAGGTTGCCTTGCTGTAAACTACCAGCGTAAGCCAGCCCCGTATCCACATAGGTAGTATCAAAAGCGTCTACTAAGGTGCTCGTAAGACCGCGTGGCCTATAGTCTTCTGCCCCTGGCTTGATGAGGTTTAATAGGGTGCTTTGTAGACTGCGTGGTACGTATGTCAGGTCTCTTGTATAGAGCTTATTGTCTAAGTATACTCTAGTACCAGAGGCATCTACCGTAATGACTATATAGTGATAGCCATTTG